CAGCCAGTTCGCGTGCCTCTGCGACGGTCTGTGGCTGCAAGCCGTCACCAGAGAGACCCTGCTCGTGCCACTCCAGACCTTTGCGCGCAGCTTCGCGGATGTATTCAGGAACTTCGTAGACGGCGCGTGATTCGTCTTCCAAATACTCTTCAGGCGAGTAGGCGTCAATGCCGAGCATGCGTGCCATGTCGCGCACCTCTGGGTCGTTGTCAATGGCGTCATCCAGTTCATCGCCGTACTGCTCCTTCAGGAGTCCGTACTTGTATTCCTTGAACGCGAAGCCGGTTGCGAATGGTGTGCCATCAAAGTCGTTCAGGTGAACCTCCTCAACGCCAGCCACCTTGTACTCCTGGAGCCATGCGCGAGTCTCTTCAAGTCGCTCGATGGAGCGAGCGGAGACGATGATGATCTGCGTGTCCCCTGACATGACCTGATCGTTCAGCGCGTCAATCAGTGGCTGGTTCGGCTGCTCATTGTCCAGAATGAGTGTGCCGTCAAGATCAACGATGGTGATCACTGACCAACGACTCCGATGTTCAGCGCCTTGTAGTGCTCGTCGCCACCTGGGACGTCTGCGCGGTCTTCCAGTCTGCGGATCTCATTGAGCGAGAGGATGCCGTTGTTGAGCGCGATGGCGTAGGCGTCGTAGCGCTCCTTGGTCGTAGGTCGGAGCAGGCCGTCCAGTGTGAACTTGATAAAGGTCTGGTCTGCGCCTGGCACGAGACGCTGCAGCCCTGCCTCAAGGCGAGCGACGAGTGGTCCGAGTCCGAGTCGCAGCCACTCGATGCTGACGATCTCAACGCTGTTGTAGGAGGCGTTGCCGCCTGGGTACTGCAGGAGGTGCAGCGGTACGCCCATCAGCCTGGCAATGCTTTCCACGCCCCAGTGGAGCGTCTCAACGAGCTGCATGTCGCTGATCTTCATGCTCATCTGCTGGAAGTCTGCGCCACCAGTGAGCACCGCGATCTTGTGCATCTTCTCAATGCCTTCGTGACGGCGGCTGAATGAGTTTCGGAGTGAGTCAGCCTGATCCTGTGTCAGTTCGCCTGGGATCTTGATGACGGCCGAGGGAGCAGCGCCCTGCTCGTAGAACTTCGCGCTGTACAACTGCGTCGCAGATGCGAGTCCGAGGGTGGTGCGGTGCTGCTCCACCGGCGAAGGTGCGCGGAGTGCTGAACCTGTGGCGAAGAGTGGGATGTGCAGAATCGCGTCGGATGTCAACTCCACGCCAACGGTATCTTCTCCCATGACGGTGTAGATCGGTGCTCCGTCAACGCTCTTGATCTCAACCTTCTGCGGATCAAGGACACGCATCTCAACGATGTCGCCGTTGCGTCCCTTGATGAAGAGGACGAAGCAGTTGCCGTGAATGAGCAGGCTGCTCACCATGCGATGCTTCAGGTCAAAGCCAGTGAAGTTCGGATTGTTTGGCTGCGGAGTGGTGAGCCAAGACGGTGATGGTCGGTATGGGCGGCGTGTGCCGTCAACGCGGATGTAGGTGTCCCAAGGAAGGCTCGCAACTGTGTCTGCGTACAGCTTGACGGCTGCATAGTATGCGCCGATCGAGAGTGCAGTCTGGCTGTTGATTGCGACACCGGCAGATGAGACGAGTGGCTGATTGTCTGTGATCCACGTGCCGCCTACGGCGCGAGTCTCACCGAGGATTCGGCGAAGGATGCTCACTTGCGATCTCCTAGCGTGTAGCCGATGGCGGCGACGGTCACTCCGAGGCCGATGACTCCCAGTGCTGGAGAGAGTAGCGCGATGCCGCCGATGACAAGTGCTGCGCCCACAAGTTCCAAGATGTTGCTGATCATAGGTTTATCCACTCCACTTTCGCTGCCTGCTTTGGTTCAACCTGCATGAACTTTACACCCTGGAAGGCTACGACGGCAGACACTGCTGCGTCAATGCGGTCAGGTGACGCCTTGTACGCCTTGGTCAAGACCTGCCCATAGCGAGTCAGGCGCGTGTGGACGTTGGCGATGTGCCGAGCGAGGAGCGGATTGCCGTCATGTCGCAGCCCTTCGCCGGTGGCGACTGCGGTGAAGAATCGGTCAACGGCTGGACCCATGCGCTCAATGGTGGCAGTGGGGAAGACGGCGACGCGCTTGCCGTAGCGGTTGGACCACTCCTCAATCTCTGAAGCCCAGCCAGGAGGGTCCGCAAAGATGGTGGCGTCGTAGGTGTTCATGATCTGGTCGATCACGGCGTCCACCTCACCACGAGGCACGGTCCAGTCTGGGTCGCGGTTGGTGACTGCCTTCTCCCATGCGCGCATGAGGAAGATGTGTCCGTCCATCGTGCAGGCGGTGATCACGGTCGCGTCTCGTGCATACGATCCGTCAAAGCCCACGCTGATTCGCTCGCCTGGTACGAGCACCCTCGTGCGCTCTGCCAGTTTCATCCACGCCTCTGCGCCGATCCAGCGGTCTGGCGGCTGCACGAAGCGGTTGAGATGGTAGCGCTGCCACTCGTGAATCGGCACCTCGGCGGCGCGTGCCAACAGTCTGTCAACGTCAACGAAGGCAGGTGCGGAGGGATTCGCCTGCTCCAGCGCAGCTCTGCGCCCTTCGTCGGTCTCTAGGTCGTGGCTGTCGGATGCAGCCCACCACTCGATCAGGAAGGTCGGATCGGACTGCTCGCCGGAGGCGACGGTCTTGCCGTAGGTCAGCATGCGTCCGAGCAGCGTGTTCTCGTCTGAGCCTGCCGTTGAGATGTTGAGTTCCAGCGCCTCTGCGCGCTTGGCGAGTGAGTTAGATAGAACGAGATGCACGCGCTCTTTGTTGCCAGTCCACTCGTGCAACTCGTCAGCGATGAAGCAGGTCGGACGGCCGCCGTCGTTCGTGCCTGCCGCCGCAGCTACGCGGTACATGCGCCCTGGTCTGTCTTTGATCAGGATCTCGGTGTCGTAGACCTCAAAGAGTTTGGCGAGTGGACCCTGCGTCAGCATGATGCGAGCGGTGCCGAACAGGAGGTCAGCCTGCTCAAAGGAGGCGGCTGCGATGGGGATGTTTGGAGACTTCGGTGCCTTGGGTCCTGCCAGTTCAGCCAAGGCGATTGCCGCGAGCAGTTCGGTCTTGCCGTTGCCCTTAGGCGTGCCAAGGAGTGCGCGGCGCACGATGCGCCTCTGACCGTCGTGCTCGTAGAGGCGCCAGATGAAGGCGCGTTGCCAAGGCTCAAGTCTGAACGGCTCGCCGAACTTGTCGCCCTCACCGTGCACGAGGTTGGTCTCAATCCAGCGGCAGATGATGCCACCCCACGAAGGAGGTGGCGGCGTGCTACTCGGCGACGCGAACAGCGGCCTCTTCTGGCTCGACTTCTTCGGTTCCGATGTAGCGAGGGTCTTCCTCGACTTCGGCTTCTGCTGCCTCAGCATTGGCGATTCTTGCATTGAGTTCCTCCAGACTTCGTGCGGCTTCACCGTAGACGATACCAAGCGTCAGCCCTGCCTTCGGATGCAGTCCGAAGCGATCCTCCAGTTGACGGATCTCTGCGTCCATTGCGGACCTCTGCCGGTAGAGAGGGTTCAGGATTGCCTGACCCTTGTGTCCGACCATCATAGGGTTGAGCCTGAGTTCGGTGTCCATACGGTCTCGCTCGTCGTACATGGAGAACAGGCGTTCTAGCGGCGGCATCTGAGCAGGCTGCACCAGCGAGGCGAACGGTGACTCCCAGAAGGTCTGCCATGCGCCATGCCAGCGCTCAGAGAGGTGAGCAGGAGCTGCAGGATACGCCTTGGGATCAACCTGAATCTGTGGCAGGACGCCAAGATCTTTGGTGGCTCTTCGCTGTCTTCGGTCTGCTGGCTTCTTCGCGCTCAAAGGTTTTTCCCCACTGTGTCCGTTTGACCCACACCGTACAAGAGATAGACGAACTCGGCGCTGGGTACCGTAGGGGTATCGTACCCCAGATTATTGACCGCCCTACCCTCGTGACTTACGGCGGTCACGCTTAGCCCAGCCCTTACCCTTGAACAAGATCGCGCTCGGTGTGTACTGCAGGACCATCCAAGGCCCACACTCGCAGCGTGGCGTGATCGGCTCATAGCCTGACTGGATTCTCTCCTCAACCTTTCCGCAGGTCGAGCACTTGAACTGATAGATCGGCATTGGCTACAGGTCCTCCCTCATGTCGCTGTCATCGTCCCTGAGAACCATAGGTCTGGGTCGGTGCAACTTGCCGCTGTACCAGTCCTCAATCACCTGAGCCACATGCGGACGAAGACGAGAGGCTCGCTCAAGGCAGACGTCCTTGCCAGGGTCGAGCACAACGACCTCAGCCTTCCAGAGCCTGTAGGTGGCGAGGTCTGACGCCTTGGGCGCTGTGTGGATGATCCAGACACCAACGCCCTGAGCGCTTTCTCGTAGCCGTGCAGCGCGTCGGACTGCTCCGTTGCGAGCGCCTATGGCGATGTGTGCGATGTAGTCAGGCACAAGGTGGCCGTCTTCTGCACCAACGCAGAGCGCTGATGACAGACGTTCAAGATCCACCACCACGTCTCCAGGCGCTGACCTCTCTCGGATGTAGGTTGACTTCCCAGAGCAGGGTGCTCCTGAGACGATCGTGATCACTTCTTGGCGCGTCTCTGGGCGCGGTTGAGCGGCTGCTCTGCCGGTGCGCCCAACTTGATCTTGCCTGACTCAATGTCTGCGAAGAGCGGCTGCCACTTGGTCTTGTAGACGTAGTCCGCGTCGTACTCATACATCTTTGCAGCTAGTGCTTGACGGTTGACGCGGCCACTCTTAGCGTCAGCGTAGTTGCTCTCTAGAGCCTTCACAATGCCGTCGATGTTCGGAACCTTCCACCAAGACTCTTGCATCTCATCCCACTCAAGTTGCCCTTCAACGATATAGCCGTGATCTCGCACTAGTTCAGGCTGTGCAGTGTGTGCTCCCACCACCACTGGGCAGCCCACCATTTGAGCCTCGGCAACTGGTAGCCCAAAGCCCTCCCCACGTGAGGTTAACAGCAAGCAGTTTGAGGAGCGCATGATGGCGGCGAGCGTCTCGGCTGCGATGCCTGCGCGCATCTGGCTGCTATTCACCCAGCGGATGCGATCCTCTGGCGCCTTGATTGCCCTGAGCAGTGGGATCAGGTTGATGCCGTCCAAGTGTCCGAAGCGGTCGGTGTGCAGGTAGAGGTAGGCGTCTGGGTGCTGTTGAGCGAAGAGCACCCACGCGGTCAGCATCTCAGGGAATGACTTTCGCTTGCCTTTGTTCATGGCGGTGATCGTGGTGAGGTGAGCGTCCTCCGGCACACGCAGCACGTCACGGCAGGTCGGACCGTCTGGAGACCAGACCTTGGTGTCAATGGCGTGAGGAATGTAGCGGAGCCGGTCGCGTGGTACGCCAGCCTTCAAGAGAGCCTGCTCTCCGTGCTTACTCATGGCGATGATCATCTTGTTGCCACCCTTGATGCACCACTCAGCGACACGCGGTGGCACAGGGTCGTGGTCGATCGGAACCCACGCGACGATAGGGAGCGTGTGATAGGCGTCGTTGATTGCCACCCAGACGTCAAAGAGGGTGATGCCGAAGCCACCCTGTGATGCGGCCATAGCAATGTTCTCTGGTCCTGAGTCGTTGGCGTACTTGATCAGACCCTCGGCATAGATCTGGATGCCCTCAACTTCCATGTTGGTCGGTGCGCCGTAGTTCGCAGCGACGCCAACGGTGATGCCATCTGCCTTCATGCGGATGGCGAGTTGCTTGGTTTGCTGGCCGTAGCCAGTCGGAGCGAGCGGCGTGTTGCTGACGATGATGACTGGCTTGCTCATGATGTCCTCCTGTGTTTGGTGATCTTGCCGTGACATACCCTGCAGAGCGTGCGAAGCATGAAGGTCGGAACGATCAGTGCGCCACCCTCACTCAGCGGCTGGATGTGGTCGGCTGTCAGTGGATTGCTCACGTCCCCATCCCTCTGTCCGCAGAGTTCGCAGTATGGCACCTCTTTGCGCTTCTGGACAGAGAGTCTGCGCCAGTCTGCCGTTCGGTAGGGAGACGGCCCTCGGTTCTTCGCCCACTCGGTTGCCTTGCGCGGTCCGCAGACGTTGCAGCGGTTGCCATAGTTGGTCAGTGTGCCGCAGGTCAAGCATGGTCGCAGCGTCCTCTTCATGCCTTCGGCAGGACTGGGAGCGCCGCGAAGGGAGCGATCAGTCGAGCGAGGTGCTCAACGGCACGCTCTTCGGTGTTCTCCAGTTGCGGCTGGAAGGATGCCCATGCCAGTTTGCCGAGCGTCTCTTCCAGTGATTCGGTGGTCTGTGCGTAGCGAGCTACGACAAGGTGCAGGAGTTCATGGACCAGCACCAGCCTCTGCTTCTCTACGTCCTGTAGCCAGAAGTCGTGAGAGACGCGAAGGTCTGCGGTGGGTGCCTGGTCGTGCGCGTCAATGTCTGCCCAGGCATCAACGTCGGACGCGGCTTCAAGGATCTTGATCTCCCAGTCAACGAGATTCATGAACTCTTGCAGCTCGTCCACGTATGCGCGCAGTGCGGTCCACTTTGTCGCCTGCGTCTTAGCCATGCGCCCTCCTGTAGTGGTGGAGCAGGAGTGGAGTCGCACCACTCGTTTCTCCCTGACCGGCAATAGCCATGATGGTCTTGGGAGCGTCTACGCTGCCCCAGGTTAGTGCCTGCCGATGGGAGGACACCACCGGCAGGCAGAGGGAGCGCAGCAACGAGTGCGCGCTCACGAGTGAAGCGTAGCGCATCATCGTCGTGCCTTTAGTGGGAGCGGAGACACTGGACGGAGTGGACATGTGCCATCCCAGCATGTTGGCACGAGGTCTTCGTCTCCGGCGCAGACCTTGCACATCAAGTCAACAGCGGCTGAATACATCCTCAGTGACTTCGCCATGTTTGGTGATTGGTTGTCGCCCATCTTTGAGTTCATCCAGTACAAGTCCGAGTCGGTGACGTAGGTTCCTCCGTAGTAGCGCTCTCTCGCCCAGTGAACGCTGCGGCCGTACTGAGGCATGAGGTTGAAGAAGGCGTTGAGTTTTACCGATAGCCGTTCCGACCACGCGGAGCAGGCGAGCTGGAACTCTCGCTGACGAGGGGTAGTTGCACGAGGGTCACTCTCACGACGCCTCTGCCGAGCGGCGCGAGCCGAGAGAAAGCGCTTGGGCTGAGGTCGATTGCTCTGCTCTTCCTTGTCCATCTCTTGTCCAGCGCCCTCCGGCATGCCTCGCAGTAGTCCCTCACCGTGACCTCCACGCATGTGGTCGGTTGGTCCTTCCTGCAGACTCGGACTCTATACGGTTTGTCATTGAAACGCCAGACCCCTACGGCGGCATACATGACCAGTTCGCCACCCCTGCCGCCCTGCGCCTTGGACTTATACGGCGTGCAGGTGTTCTTGAAGCCACCCACGCAGTATTGCTTCGTTGAACTCGTGGAGCCGTACCACGTAGCAGTCCCCTCGGTAGGCAGCCCTCGTGGGTTCAGGCTCGGACCTCCTGAGCCGGTCAACATGACCAGCATGAGGAGGATGCTAGTCACGCGGTATTTCCATCAAGCTGCAGAAGGCCTCAAAGTCCAGCACGATCATCGTTCGGCGGCGCGTGCCTGGTCCAGGCGCGTCGCCTACCACCAGTGCGGCCGTCTGTGAGGCGTTGGTCTTGATCGAGCGGAGCCAGCCGTCGTAGCGTTCGGAGTAAGAGCCGTTGCCCACCTTGCACTGGATGCTGATCCAGTCTGCCTGCACGTCGGTCTTGCCGCCGTACTGACCAACGCGGAGGCCGCCGATCTTTGCAGCCACCTCACGCTCAAAGGCGTTGCCCTTGCTGCGTGCGCGCTTGCCGCGCTTAGACTTCTCAGCGTTCTGGAGTTGGATGTCAAGGTCGCTCATGTGGCTCACTGCGGTACCAGCCTTCCGAGAGTTGCGGTGCCACCGTCTGCGAGTGTGAACTTGGACTCGTCAATCTCTAGGTGTCCTGCCTTGATGAGTTCCTTGACCGTTGCACGAGCGATGGCGTCCTGCCGGACAAAGAACCAGCCATCTGGTGCGTTGGCATTGTCGTAGCGGATGGAGAGCGACGCGAACTGTCGCTGAAGCCTGTAGTCGTAGCACCACGCATCTGCACCCTCTTGCACGCAGAACACTGCGTCATCCAGCACGTCGCAGCGAATCTCTACGCGCTCTAGGCGCATGTCTTGTGCCGCCACTGGTAGCGCTTCTGCACCTTCGGTCCGTCAAACATGATCGCCTGAACGCGCTGCGCTGGGAACACCTGACGCTTTGCGTCGGTGTAGTCGATCACCTTGTGGCATTCGCTGCAGTTCTGAACCTTCCAGACTGGCGGCTTGGCTGCGCCTCCGCGCTTCGTCTTTACGCCTGCCATCGCAGTGCTCCAATCATCCAGAGTGCGGTGGTGGCGGTGAGTAGGATCTGCACGATGAGCGGTGTGCGCTTACTGCCGCCCTTGACGAGCGCCAAGAGGAAGCCCACAAACAGCAGCAGGTTGACCGACGTGAGCATCACGCCGATCCAGTAGAAGGCGCTCACTCGTCGCGCATCCCACAGAGCAGCGACATGCGATCAGTCGCTAGCTCTACGGCGCCCTCAACGGTGTCAGCCTGGAACGTCAACTCTGAGCCGTCGCCGTCTGTCAGCACGACCACCCACAGCGCCGGATCTCCGACGCGGATCAGGCCGTCGTAGTGATAGCCGAGTTGAACGGCTCGCATTTCTAGATCTGTCAGTGCGCTCATCAAGCCTCCTCGGTTGACTGCCAGTGACCGTTATCCGTCATGTACCTCTTCAGGATGGCGTACGACTGGTCAGCCGTCAAGTCTGTTGTGTCAATCTGCAAGTCTGCCAAGGTCTGCATGTAGGCTGTCTCGGTGATGTCCGAGACTCCCTGAAGCGTTCCTCGGCGAGCCGTCCGAGCCTCTGCCGAGGCGTGAACCCTGACGATGACCACGCCCTTCACGTGCTCACGCATGAACGTCGCCTCGACCGGTAGCCGCAGGTCATCCACGACCACAGGCCGCGACTGGTGCATGGACTTGATCCTCTGGTAGCGATTGAGCCAAGCGTTGACCCAGAACAGCGAGTCCACGTCGCGTAGCTGCGCGCCGATCTCCTGGAGGATCTCCCTCCCTGACACCTTCACGTCCAGCCCTAGTTTGCGCTGAGCGTAGAACTTGCTCTTGTCAAACTCTTCAAGGTGCGTGCCATACGCAGCCTCAGCCACCTCCTTGATCGAGTCAGCGATCGGTATGGTCAGGTACGGATTGGTGCGGCGCTCTGTGAGCATCTCTGCGAGTGTGCTCTTGCCGCTTCCTTGTGGTCCTACGAAGGCGATGTTCATGATCCCATCCTCCTCAAGTATTCAATCCACAGCGGCCATTTGGCGCGCTGCTTCTCGATTGCTCCGATGCCAAGGTTGCAGCTCCGGCACAGAAGACCTCGGACACACTCGCCGCACGAGACGATACCGCTAGGCGTGCGCCGATCGCAGCACGAGTGATCGTGGTCAATGCTCACGGCATAGGGAGACACGAAGTCCAGCGGCTCGTGGCACGCGCCGCAGAGGTCCTCCTGTTGCCGCCTGAGTTCCAGATACCGTGCCTCAGTGAGCCTGTGGTTCCTGAGCGCCATCCTGAGCCGCGTAGATTGCACTCGCTCGGCACTTCGTCGTAGCCTGTAGGCACGGTTTGCCAACGCACGCTCTGACGGATTAGCGTCTGGTCTTCGTCCGTGTTTCCTCATTTCCTTCTCCCTCCAAGAAGGTCTGCGAGTGAAGTCGGTTGAGAAGTCCCAGTCCTTTTTCTAAGAGGGGTAGGGGAGATTCTGCTCTGCTCTGCTCTGCTCTGCTCTGGTACCGTTATCCCACCCCTATTTTGATCTCGCCACTTTTGCTGCCGCGAGGTCGACGTTGGGTCGACTTGCCAGCGAGAGTAGTTTGACACCGCGACGAGACCGTCGCCACTTTCCGTCAGGAGACCTATTTCCACCAACTTATCCACAGCCCTTCCAAGGCGTGGACCGATGACGGCCTTGACGTGTGCTCGGTTCTTGAAGATGCCACCGGAGCGGAGCGTCTTGACCTCCGCGATGATCGTGATGAAGGCGCGGAACTGCATGTCAGTCAGCCGTGCGATCTTCTCGTCCTTGTGGCTATTGACGTCCCACTTGACCCATAGACTCATCTCGTCCTCCTTGCTGGTGGGAGGTCGGAGCATTTAGCCACCGACCTCCCTGGTTGATTTAGAACGGCAACTCTTCCAGCGACTGCTCCAGCGCAGGATTGCCATCGTGCAGCCCCTTCGCCTTAGCCGCCAGCATTGCCTCACCCTCGTCGCGTGTCTGAGAGTTCACCCAGTCAGCGCTTGGCTTTCGCTTGCAGAACTGGCCGTCGGTACGTCCGGTGCAGCTCCAGAAGGCTTCATAGGCTTTGCCTGCCTTTGAGATGCCTGCAGGCTTCAACTGCCAGCCGATCTGGTGGTCAGGACACTCACCCTGGACGAAGACCATTGCAGCCTTCGCCATGAGGATGGCGTCTGTCTCCCTCACAGAATCAACGGAGACTGCCCTAGGAGCCACGGAGAGCGGCGTTTGTACCCTAGGTGGTACTTGGACACTCCCTGCGACCTTGTCTGGGCTGTAGAGGCTCCTGCCCACCCCTAGCTGCGCGGCGCAGCGTCGGAGTGCGTCAGATGCCGCTGACTTCAGCGGCTCGTCATCCTGCGTGCTGTTGGGATAGCCGAAGTCCTGACGGATCGTGGTCTTCCCCTCGATCACGACGATCAGGGTGCCGTGCACCACCGAGCGCGTTGAGTCAGCCACCTTGACCTCAAACTGCCAGCCCTCCAGAGAGAGCACGTCATCCAGTCGCTGTGCGACGGCTCGTGCGTCTGCATAGGTAAAGGTCATCCCTGCCCTGCCTGGGCGCTGCTTCAGTTCGTCCGGCTTGAACGGTGCGGCCAGTGCCGCTGCGATGTTCTTACTCATTCCTCTGTCCCTCCTAGTGCCTTTAGCGGCAGCAAATGCAACGCTGCCAAGTTGTGCGAGTTCGCTCGCGCTACGTGACCACTCTCAAACACGTCTCCGATCTTCACCTCCTCTGCCTTCTCTTGGTATGCGATTGCATCCTTGACTCCGAGCACCCACGCACGCTGGAAGCGTGTCGCACTTGGTGGACCATTGCGATCCTCTCCGTGTGCGAGTTGCAGGTGCACGAAGGCGTAGAAGTCCACCGTCTGGTGGTCGCTGATGTAGTCAAACACACTGACCGGATCGCTCGGATGCGGAGTCTTGCTCCACGCCTTTGTCTTGACGTCAAGCTTCAGACCGCAGACCTCGTAGTCGTTGGTCGTGAGGTCAACGAAGCGGAACGGCAGGTGCGCGTCTTTGAGCGCCTGCTCAAACACAGCCTGACCTAGCACGCCAGTCCAGTCCGTGTTGCCCTTCGCTTTGTCCTTCCTGAACCTGAGCGTGTCGCTCGACTTAGCGGTGCGGTACATCTCTTCGGCGCGGATCAAGACGGCAGGTGTGAGTTGGATCTCAATCACTCGCTGTCCTTTCCGAACACGCGGAACACACGTGCACCTGGCTTCTCTGAGGTGAACTTCTTGACGCTCGTGGCGTAGGTCTCTGGCGCGACACCTCGGAGCACGTCAGCGATGGACTCCCAGTCCACCTTCATGCTGCTCTTGTTGGTCTTCCAGGTGGCGATCCAGCCGCGACCCTTGACGCCTTCGCCGTCAGCGATCGCCTCCTTGATGGCGATTGCCATTTCCTTGAGTGCAGTGTCAGCGGCCTCGGCTTCAGCCTTCGCCTCAATGTAGAGCCGTGCGATGTGATCGAGCTGCTCATCGGCTGTGGCATAGGTGTTGCTCACCTGCGGCTTCACCTCTGAGAGCGTGTCGCTGTCGTTGCCGGTCAACGGCGGCGGCGTCTTCGTCCTGACCAGTTCCCTGAAGTCCTGCGCCTTGTGGAACAGAATCGTCTGGTAGACAGGATCTGCCTCCACGCGCTCAATGCGGAACACCAGACCAGAGAGCAGCACGGCGACGTCGCAGTACGACGCGCCTGTGATGAACATCTGCCACTGCACCTGGTCAACATACTCAGGTGGCACTGGGAATAACTGCCAGCGGCTGCTCGTTGACGTCTTGATCTCTACGAGACCTTCGGTGTCGCCAACGATTGTACGGTCGAGCGACGCCATAGCCCAAGGGTGATCCTTGAGCCTGACGATGCCGTTGGACTTCCGCAGCTTCTTGCCAGTCTCGGCGGTGTAGTAGTCAGCCACTGCCTGCTCTAGCAGTTGACCGCGCTGTGCGGCCGCTCCGACCTCCTGCTCACCGACCTGACCAGTCAACTCTGCCCAGAGCCGATAGGCGGTCTTGTACGGCGACGTGCCGTTGATTGCGGTGATGCCGGTGGCGGTGATGCCGCCCTTGCGAATCTCAAACCACTCTGGACTGCGCTGTGGCGCGCTGACGAACTCGAATCTCTTGCTCATGCCTTTGCCTCCTTCTTTGCTGCCTTCAGCAGTAGTTTCGCCTCATCAAGCCTGAAGCCACCCTGCGGCTTGTAGATCTCAACGAGCGTCGTGTAATGCCGGACCTTGCACGGCTTGCACAGGCGCTCAATGAGCGCAGGCTTGACTGCTGACTCGACCTTCTCCCAACAGAGAGAGCACTTCCACTTGATCACTGTCCCCTCCTGAACATGTCCTGCGTCTTGGCGATCTGGATGAGAAGTCCCCAACAGATGCCACAGACCTTACTCGCTCGCTCTTTTGATGGGATCAACTTGCTGCAGTACGCGCAGCGCACCTGCTCTTTCTTCATCGCATTGACCCCAGCGCCAAGAGCAGCACCATTGCTGCGATGAACGATACGACTGCGAGTGAGTCCAGGATGAAGGTCCTCATGACGCCACCTGAACCAGAATCACTGCGGCCACCCAGATGACCATCAAGGTGATCGTCAGTGTGAACCTGCGGCGCTGGTGCGCGATGCGCTCGTATCGTTGGAACTGCGACTCGAATGCGATCAGACCATTGAAGTCTGACTTTGGACGATTGCGATTGTCCGGCGTGCTCGGATCGTAGTAGCGCTCCAGCTTGCCCTTCACGACGCGGCTGAACGTTTGCGGCTTCCTCTTCATCAGCGCACCGCCTTGAGCGATACTGCTGAACCCTTAGCGGTCACCGTATAGACGACTGGGTTCATCTGATAACCGGTGACACGGACCTTTCCGTTGAAGTCAGTGCCAGTGAACTTGAAGCTGCCAAGTGCCGTCACGATGGCGGCCGGATAAGTCTCACGAATAATCCTGGTTGCGATTCCGAGTGCTACTGCGTTCATCTTTTTCTCCTCTATCAGGTCCAGCCGTTTGACTGGTTTCCTCCCTGATACGAGAACCATAGGATAACGGCGAGCAGCCGTCAAGCCCTTTGGGGTGAGTATTTTTTATGCAGGATGGATAGCCCCTGGGTGGGGAGGGACCACCCAGGGGAGCCGCCTAGGACGGCTGTGAAGAGTCCTCTAGGCTCAGGCTGACAAGGAGCCGAAGGCAGACGCCACAGAGCAGGACGTCGCCAGATTCCACCTCCCAGACCCTAGCCAGCATCTGGCAGATGTCGCAGCAGCCGAATGGCAGCCTGACTGCGACAGGCACGAGCTACTTCCTTGTGAGGCCGTAGGACGAGTTATCTCGGTCCAGCGCCTTGACCACGATGCCCAGCCCAGAGGCGAGACCTGCGGAGACGATGGTACGGAAGTCGCCACCCTGAATGTCGAGCAGTGGGATGCCCAGTCCGAGTGCCACCGAGATGCTCACGGTGAGGAAGGTCTTGACGAAGTCCAGGACGATCTCGTCCACCTGAGTGTTGTCTGCGATGTATTTGAGTCCGGCGAAGATGCGGTTCATGCCTTGTTCCTTTCCTGTAGCGGCGGCTGCCGCGTTGAGTACGGCCAGACTGCCAGTGGCGATTGCACCCCAGTCAGCCTTTCCGAGTTGATTCAGTTGCGCCTGAACAGCGTCAGGTGTCTTGACACCCTTTGGCACGTTGCGTGGCTCTGCGTGGCTCCTAGGTGCCTCTGCGACGATTCTAGGAGCAGGTGGTGGGGTGATCTCTGGTGCTACCACAGGCGTGGGATTGTCCAGAGGCTTTGGCGCAGCGACCTTGCCGCCTGGGTGCGTGACGATGACCACGCACTTGTAGTCAGCCCCAGCCTTCTTGACCTTGACCTTGGATGAGGCGATGGATCGCAACTGCGCCTCAGTGACCGGCACGCCAAACTTCTCAGCCTTCTTGCGGTCATCTCGCGTCGGACATGCCCACTGCCAGCCCAGATCCTGCGACCAGCCTGCGCTGGTCATGTGGCCGTAGCCTGCCTTGACGATCTTTGGATCGGTCTTGTTCCAGTACGACTTCCAGACCTCGTGCCACTTTGAGATCTTGACGGCAGGGTCGTAGCCAACTGCCTGTTGCACCCAGATGATTAGCGCGGCGCCCTGCTTGCCTGCCTCCATTGCATCTGCCCACGACTTCGCTGGTCGAGCGGAGCCGCCGAGCACCTTGACGGTCTTGATCAGTTCTGGGAGTGACGATCCGTTATCCGAGACGCCCTGCTTCTCTTTCCTGCCGGTGGCTTTCGCCTTTGCTGCGACGCCATCTGCCGCGCTGAAGTCAGCGGTGTAGCCAGACGCCCACGACACGGCCGCAGCCGCGCTGGATGCTCCGCAGTCATCTAGGATTGCGCCCTTCTTCTTCTGCGCCTCTGCGTCTGAATAGAGCTGCGACTTGACTCGGTACTGCACGACTACCCTCCGATCTCCTTCTTGACGTGGACTGCGACGGCTCGTGCCGCAGCCTCAAAGCCGAGTGCTGCACTGATCGGATGACCCTCAGTCACTCCCTCGGCGTAGTAGTTGCCATCGTCAGCGAGTTTCCAGAGTGTGCCGCCGAAGGCGCTGTTGTTCTCATTTGGCACGAGTGCGACCCACTCGCCAGGAGCGGTGTCAACGCGAGTCCAGCCCTGCCCTCCGATGTCCTCGATGTGATCGGTGGCGTTCGCCATTACTCCCTCCACCTGAGCGGTCCTGTGACAAGCCAGATCAGCGTCAGCCCTCCGAAGAGCCATGCCATCGTCTCCTGCGTTGCTCCCTCTGGGAGCACCACGACGGCGAACAGGAGACCGAGCACGGTCCACGCGCCACCTACGAGATCCACGATGATGCGGTTGATCACTTGCTTACCTTCCTTGATGCGGTTGCGGCTGCAGCGACAGCGGCGCTCGCCACTTGACTGATGACGATGGCGACTGCCACCGGTGCCGCCTTCTCCTTCTCGGCAGGAGATAAGTCCTTGCCAAGGTTGGCGACGCGACCGATAGTGGCGTCCACTGCACTAGAAACAGCGGCGGCGAGTTCGGCAACAGTCTCGTCAATGATACTTGGTGGAGCCGTTGGCTCTGGCGTTGGCTCCACGCTCGGTTCTACAGACGGCAGAGGGGACTCTGTTGGCTCAGGAGTAGGAACAGGAGTGGGATCAGGAGAAGGGGAGACTGACGGAGTAGGAACTGGCGTCGGCTGAGGCGTGGCCGTCGGCTGTGGTGTGGCAG